GCATATATGCATATTGAAGAAGGAAAGTATTATAAGTTTGATTTTGGCAAGACTAAAGACGGAACCGTAACATTGGAGGATGTACATGTCAGTTAGTATAGAAGAAGCGTTAGCACAGTTAGACCCTAAGTTAAGAAAAAGATTAGGTAGTGGTGTGGGAATAAATTATGAGTATCAACCTACTCCTAGTTTTGGACTAAACCGTGCTCTTGGTGGTGGACTTCCTTACGGTAGACAAGTACTTATCTGGGGATCTAAGTCTTCTGCAAAGTCTTCTATGTGTCTTCAGATGATTGCTCTTGCTCAAGCAGAAGGCAAGTTATGTGCATGGATTGACTCAGAAATGTCATACTCAGAAGACTGGGCCAGAACTCTTGGGGTAGATCCAGAAAAATTAATCTATTCACAAGCAAGAACCATTAGCGACATGGTAGATGTTGGCGTAGGACTAATGAATGCAGGAGTTGACTTAATCGTGGTAGACTCTATTACATCAATGCTTCCAGCAATCTATTTTGAAAAAGATACAGATGAGATGAAGGCATTAGAAAATACAAAGCAGATTGGAGCAGAATCCCGTGACTTTAGTAACGCATGGAAAATGCTTAATTATGCTAACAACAAAGTTAAGCCTACTCTTCTTGTTCTTATTTCCCAGTCTCGCAATAATATTAGCGCTATGTATACTAGCCAGCAGCCTTCTGGTGGTCAGGCTACTAAGTTTTATTCTTCTTGCATTGTTAAGTTATTTAGTTCCGAGTCAGACAATCAAGCGATTAAAGGAAAGATTAAAGTAGGAGATAAGTTAATTGAAGAAAAAATTGGTAGAACTATTAAGTGGGAACTACAGTTCTCAAAAACCTCCCCAGGGTTTCAGTCTGGCGAGTATGATTTTTATTTTAGAGGTGACGATATTGGTCTTGACACCATCGGCGATCTTGTTACTACTGCTGAACTAAATGGTATTGTAGAGCGCACAGGGGCATGGTACATCCTTCCTGATGGCACAAAAGTGCAAGGCAAAGAAGCATTTGTTAATCGTGTAAGGGAGGATCTTGATTTGCAACAGTCAATCAAGGATAGACTAAATGGGTAGTTTTACAGTTTATCCTGGTAAGTTTGTTTGTCATACATGTAAAACAGAAGTTGGAAGTTTAAGGCTATATGCAGAAACAAAAACTGCTACATGGATGTGCAAAGATAAACACATAAGCAGCGTTAAGTTTGGTAAGCAGAAATGGAAAGGTAATGACGGAGAAGAGTGAGTCCAAAAGAATCGGTGCTAAACAGCACAAGAATTCTGGACGCAATACTCAAAAGGGTGATGCTTCTTGGAAAACTTTTGTCGTAGATTTTAAAGAGGTGGGTAAATCTTTTACCTTGAATAAAGAGGTTTGGGCTAAGGCTACTACAGATGCCATGAAGAATGGCAAGGATCCAGCGATTGTAGTTGTAATAGGTGAGGGTAACGCAAAGGTACGACTTGCTATAATTGAGATGAGCATACTAGAAGATATGATGGAGGAATAATGGAACAGCAACAGACAACAATAGAGATGGTAAATGGTTTGGCAGAAATAGCAGACTATATGCAGGATGAGGAGTTGACTACAGCCCTTACCTTTATAGCCAAGATTATTATCAAGCCAGACATACCACTTAATGTGGCAACAGTTGAAATAGTTCGCTTACAGGCAATCGCTGCAAAGATGTCATTAAAGGCTACCTGGATGGCCAATGTTGACAAATCTGACAGGGGAAAGAAGAATCTTTACTATACTGCAGCGGAGTCAATTAATAATCTTGTATCTGCTTTAAAGTATATAATTCGATAATCTGCTATACTTATAGTACTAGAAAAGAGATATAATGACAAAAAATTTACTACATACAGTTATGATAAAGCCAGAAGAAAAGCCGATTCACTCTATCGATATTGCTGGCCTTGAGGCAAAGATTAAAGAAGGCTATACAATTACTCGTGTAGATAAGCATACAACAAAGAAGACTTTTGCTCCATCGACTATTGCCTACGGGCATGGAGAGTGTGCCAGATACTGGTACCTTGCCTTTGATGGTCAAATGTTTGAAGATAATGCAGATGCTTATAGCGCAGCCAATATGACTGCAGGAACTCTATCGCATGCACGAATTCAGAACGCAATGTTAAACGCTGGAATGGTAAAAGTTTATCGTGACGAGAATAACGAAGCAACTACAGAGTTTAAAATTACAAATCAAGATCCTCCTATCTTTGGATATGGGGACGTTATGTTTGATTGGCAAGGCCAAGAACTCATTGGTGAAATTAAAACAATGATGAATGAAGGGTTTGAATATAGAAAGGCAGCAGGTAAGGCCAAAACTGGCCACCTAATGCAATTACTTATCTATATGAAAATATTAAAGAAACCAACAGGGGTTATGATTTATGAAAATAAAAATAATCATGAACTTCTTTTAATCCCTGTAGATGTAAACGATCATTACCGTCGGTGGGTAGACCAGGCATTTGATTGGATGAGACTAGTTCGTAAGACATGGGAAGACAGAACCCTGCCAAACAAAAACTATAGATCAAACTCCAGGATATGCAAGTCATGCCCAATTAAAAAAGCATGTGAGTCTGCAGGACAAGGTGTAATCAAAATTGCGCCCCTGGAGATTCTAAGTGAAGAACTGTAAATGTTGTGATAATCAGTTTGAAAGCACTGTATCTTACCAGATATATTGTTCTTCAGTTTGTAGGGATATAGCAACAAAAGAAAAGATTGCAATAAGATATATGCAATCTAAAAGACAAAAAAGAAAAGGAAAAACAAGGCTATGCAGGTCTTGCAATCTTCCTCTATCAATATATAATGACGACCAAGTATGTTCGGCATGTGCTGTAAACCCTGACGCAGTTAATAAAGTAATAAAACAAATAAAAGGAAAAACAAATGATAAAAAATAAGTGGGGGCTAGAAGTAAAGCCACACACAATTTGCGCCATTGATGCTAGTACTAATAGTCTTGCGTTTGCTTTATTTTCTGGAGAAGATCTTTCTTCTATTGGTAAAATAAGTTTTGAAGGAAATGATGTGTACGAAAAAGTTATGGATGCAGGGAAAAAAGTAAAGGCATTTTTTGATATATACGGTGGGTTTGAGGCAATCATTATTGAGCACACTGTGTTTATGAATAGTCCCAAAACTGCTGCAGATCTTGCATTGGTTCAGGGGGCAATCCTTGGATCAGCAGGACAAACTGGAACCAAGATTATAGGAAAGGTTTCTCCTATTACTTGGCAAAACTATATTGGCAATAAGAAAATATCAAAGGACGAACAACTACTTATTCGTTCGCAGCATCCAGGAAAATCTGTCTCATGGTACAAGTCTTACGAAAGAAACCTTCGTAAAGAAAGAACAATAAAGTTTATTAATACTATCTATGATAGAACTATTACTGATAACGATGTCGCAGATGCTTGTGGTATTGGGCACTGGGCATTAAAAAACTGGGGAAAAGCAATTGGAGTTGACAAATAATATCATGGCTGCTAAACTATATACATCAGAAGTATTTATGCGTAAGAGATATCTTATGGATAAAAAGACACCAGAAGAGATTGCAAAGGAGTGTGGGGTAAGCGTGGAAACTATTTATGTGTATCTTGCAAAATTTGGATTAAGGAAGTCTAAGCGATGAGTAAAACAAAAAAGATTATTTTGGCCATCACCGTGGCTAGTTCGGTAGGCATAGCCTATGTTGTTAATTCCTTTAAAAACTTCCCAGACATTTTTGATTTAAGTGATGAGGAGGATAAAGATGAGTTCTGAGACACAGTTTACTATTGCTCAGGTTTGTGATGAGATCAAGGAGATGCTTATTGCAAAAAATAAATCTTATGGTGACTCTGCCCTTAATCCTGTTAGAGTTTTTGCTACATCAGATAGCGTAGAGCAACTACATGTTCGCATTGACGATAAACTTTCTAGAATAACTAGGGGTGGATCTTATGTTGGCGATAATGATTTAGATGATCTAATTGGATATCTTATATTGCTAAAAATAGCAAGGGAACTAAACTATGTCAACTGAAGATGATCTAGTTAAGCATCTTGATCAAGTTAATCAAGTAGTAGAAGAATACCTAAAAGGAAATGACCCTACGGTAATTTCTAAACAACTAGACATACCAAGAACTAAAGTCGTAACACTTATTAATGAGTGGAAAGTTATGGCATCTGCTAATGATGCTATCCGTGCTCGTGCTAAGGAAGCACTTGCTGCTGCTGACACACATTACAGCAAGTTAGTATCTCGTACATACGAAGTTATTGATGAGGCATCTATGACTAATAACCTTAGTGCAAAGACTGCTGCAATTAAACTTGTTATGGATATTGAGTCTAAGCGCATTGACATGCTACAAAAGGCTGGTCTACTTGAGAATAAAGAACTTGCAGAAGAAATGATGGAGATTGAAAGAAGGCAAGAAGTGCTTGTAGGAATTCTTAGAGACATAGCGTCAGAACATCCTGAAGTTAGAGACATTATTATGCAAAGACTATCTGCTATTGCAAAGCAAAACGAAGTAGTAACGATTGTATCTGAAGCAATTAGTGAGCAGTAATGGCAGACTTTGATGATTTTTTAGAAGTTCTTAAAAGCAATCACTTTGAAGAAACTCCAGTAGACGCAAAGACATTTGTTGAGTCTACAGACTACCTTGGTCAGCCACCATTGTCTGATATTCAGTATGACATTGTTGAGGCTATGAGTCAGATTTATCGTAAAGAAGATTTGATAGATATAATGGGGGAAGAAGAAGGCAAAAGATACTTTGAAAAATACACAAAGAATGAAATTATCTTGCAACTTGGCAAGGGATCTGGAAAAGACTTTACATCAACCGTAGCATGTTCATATATAGTATATAAACTATTATGCCTAAAAGACCCTGCAAAGTATTTTGGTAAGCCCTCTGGAGATGCTATCGACCTTATCAATGTTGCTATTAACGCACAACAAGCAAAGAATGTTTTCTTTAAAGGTTTTAAGTCTAAGATTGAAAAGTCCCCTTGGTTTGCTGGAAAGTATAATGCTAAGGCAGACTCAGTTGAGTTTGATAAATCAATTACTGTTTACTCTGGTCACTCAGAAAGAGAATCACACGAGGGTTTAAACTTGTTGCTTGCAGTGCTTGATGAGATTTCTGGTTTTGCATCTGAGGTTGGAACAGGTAACGAGCAGGGAAAGACTGCAGATAACATTTATAAAGCATTCCGTGGATCAGTAGACTCTCGTTTTCCAGATTTAGGCAAGGTTGTTTTACTTTCATTCCCAAGATTTCCAGGAGACTTTATTTCAGAAAAGTATGATGCAGTGATTGCTGAAAAAGAATCAGTTGAAAAAACACATGAGTTTATAATTAATCCATTACTTCCAGACACAGATCCAGACAACAAGTTTCAAATTTCGTGGGATGAAGATCATATAATTTCATATAAGTATCCAGGAGTATTTGCATTAAAGAGACCTACATGGGAAGTAAACCCTACTCGCAAGATTGACGACTTTATGATTGCATTTATGACAGACCTTGGTGATGCCATGATGCGCTTTGCATGCGTACCAACTTTTGCCTCAGATGCATTCTTTAAGCAGGCAGAAAAAGTAAGAGCCTGTATGACATTAAGAAACCCAATAGATAATTTTAAAAGGTTTGATGAAGCCTTTAAGCCAGACCCAACTAAGAAATATTATGTTCACGCTGACCTTGCACAGAAGCATGACAAGTGTGCTGTAGCAATTGCACATGTAGAAAAATGGGTAAATATACAAGTCATTAATAACTATGAACAGGTAGCACCAATAGTTGTAGTAGATGCAGTAGCGTGGTGGGAGCCAAAAGTAGAAGGCCCAGTAAACCTATCTGAGGTTAAACAATGGATCCAGAATCTTAGAAGGATAGGCTTTGATATTGGCATGGTTTCCTTTGACCGTTGGCAGTCATTTGACATTCAGAATGAATTAAAGCAGGTTGGAATGAAAACTGATACTGTTTCTGTTGCCAAAAAACATTATGAGGATATGGCCATGCTCGTGTATGAGGAAAGGCTTGCTATGCCAGCCATCGATTTATTATTTGATGAACTAACCCAATTAAAGATTATGAGAAATGATAGAGTTGACCACCCACGCAAAAAGTCAAAGGACTTGGCTGATGCTGTGTGTGGAGCAATATTTGGGGCAATATCACATACCCCAAAAAATACAGACACTGAGGTAGAGGTTCATACTTTTAGGGATAGACCTAAGCGAGTTGACGAACTACCTGAGAACGTGATACAATATAAACCTAGCCAGATAGAAGAAATAAAAGACTACCTGGACAGACTAAAAACACTATAAACAAGGAGAAATAAGTAATGAATTCATTAAAGAAAATCGCACTAGCCATGGTTGCAGCCATGACTTTGGGCATGGTCGCAGTAGCACCTGCAAATGCTGCTGTAATGACAGTTGCTGTAGATCTTGCTGGAACGGCTAACACAACCGCTTCATCAATTGCTACACCTGCTGCACTTCCAGTCCCAGCAGACAACACAGTTGACGCTGCTGACGCACTAAAGTTCGTCGCAACAGTTGACACAGGAACAGTAGTTTCTGTTGTAGCAACAAACGCAAC